GATCTTTCAACCCCCGACTCTCGAAGCTTTTCCGCGAAACGCCCGCGCTGACCGACCTGGTTTCGCGCGCCGCGCGCAATGCCTCCAACCGCGCCGACGTGCTCGAGTACGGCCCGACCGCCAAACTGATCAAAGCTGGGGCCAACAGCCCCGATTCGCTCTCCTCGGATCACATCCCCTACGTGGTCTGCGACGAAGTCGACCGTTACCCCTGGGATGTCGGCGGCGAAGGCGATCCCATGACCCTGATTGCCAACCGGCAGCGCAGCTTCACCCGCGCGAAAACCTTCCTGCTCTCCACCCCCACCAACGCCGACTACTCCAGGATTGATCAGGCTTACCGAGAAAGCGACCGCCGCCGCTATCACGTGCCTTGCCCGCACTGTGGCGAATTTCACGTCCTGGAACGTCAGCACCTGCGCTGGCGTCTGGCCCTCGATCCCTTCGCCGCCACCGCCAAAAAATCACAGACCGTCGAAGCCGCCTGGTTTGTCTGCCCGCACTGCGGCAGCGAAATTCACGAAGGCCACAAGACCGCCATGCTCGCCGCGGGCCGCTGGGTCGCCGAACGCCCGCACCTCAAGCTCACGCACGGCTACCAGATCAACGGCGCCTATGCCCCGATCGGCCTGGGTTTGTCCTGGAAACAGATTGCCCAGCGCTGGGTCAGCGCGCAGGAGGACACCACCAAAAAGCGCGCAGTGATCAACACCGATTGGGGCGAAGTTTTCCGCGAGGAAGGCGAGGGCGCCGATGACGCCGCCCTCGCCGCGCGCTGCGAGCCCTATACGCGCGCCGATCTGGAGCGCGCCGGCGTCCTCCGCCGCGTCACCGCCTGGGTCGACGTGCAGAAAGACCGGCTCGAATTTACCGTCTTTGGCTGGGGCGACGGTGAGGAAGCCTGGGTCGTTGAGCATCACATCCTTCCCGGCGATACCGCGCTTCCGGACACCTGGGAAGACCTTGGCGCCGCCCTGGCACAAGCCCGCGTCGATGTCGCCGGCGTCGACGCCGGATACAACACCACCCTGGTGCTTAAATTCTGCGAGTCGCGAGCGTGGTGCACCCCGACCAAAGGCGTGACCGGCACCGCGCGCCCGATCATCGAGGATGCGCTGCGCCGACGGCAGCGCCTGCGCCGGGCCCGGCGCAAGGGAAACCCCATTGAGCCCATCGGCGTGGACCAGGCCAAGGCGATCCTGTACGCGCGACTCAAGCAAGAAAAGGCCGGCCCCGGCTACCTGCATTTCCCCAAAAATGGCTCGATCGATTCCGAATACTTTGCGCAGCTCGCCGCCGAAGAATTGCGCATCGTGCTGCGTGCCGGGCGCCGTTTCCCGGAATGGGTCGCCATCCGACCGCGAAATGAAGCCCTCGACTGCGCCGTCGGAAACCTCGCCGTTTGCCGGCTCGCCGGCCCGCTGCCGAAATCCGGCAGCCCTCGCCGCAGCGCCTGGAGCGCGGAAGAGATTGCCGAGGCCATCAATCCCACCCACCGCCCCCCAGCGGACACCCCGCAGCCACGAGAACCTGCCCCGCCACCCACCCCCCCACGCCGCACCGCCCCCCAGCGGCCCATCGCGCAAAGACTCGGCTGGTAAAAAATGGACATCCTCTCCTTCGCCCTCGACCTCGTCGCCGCCGAAATCGGCATTGCCCGCGACCGTCTGCAGCCACTCGAAAGAAAAATCCGCCGCGAGCAGGGGGGCGACCGGCACTATATCGCCAGCGCTCAGGCCCTCGACTGCCTGCAAAAGCACGAGTCCATTCGCGCCGCCGTTGCCGCAGGCGCGCCCGCCAGTGCCGTGGCGGATCGCTTCGGCGTCACTCGGCAGCACGTCTATCGGATCACCTCCAAAAAGAAAAGCGCGTGACCTTGGCCTTGGTGTGCGTGCTGGAGCAGCAGCGATACAGGCCGGGAGACCAAGCGCCCGAGGGCTACCTGGCTTGGCACGAATGGGCCGATGCGCAGCATAAGTCCGGGCTTAGGCAAAAGAAGTGCGGCCGGTGCGGGCTGTATTACTACCCGCAGGAGCTAAGTGATACAGCCGACAGCACCGAACTGACTGGCATGAGGAAGCGCACGCAGACGCGCGTGACGGTGGAAACGCCGGTATGCAACGACTGTAACAACGCTTAAAGATTCGCATGAGGGGCCGACCTCAAAGCCTTCTGTCACCCCGCTCGCCTTACCCAGGTGACAGCGCGCGCGTAAAAAGCGCGCATGAGCTACCCTATCCCGAATTCCCCCCCCCGCACGCTGCGCGCCGGCGACACCGTCACCTGGCGCCGGACCCTCGAACACTATCCGGCCAGCGAAGGCGGCACCCTGAGTTACGTGCTTGTCCGCTCGGGCAGCCAGATCGTCTTTTCCGCCACCGCCGACGGCGACGACTACCTTGTCGAAGTCCCCGCGGCCACGACCGCCACCTGGACGACCGGCAGCTATGCCTGGCAAGAGCGCATCTCGAATTCAGGAACGGTCTACACCCTTTCCACGGGAATCGTCGACGTCCTCCCCAACCTGGCCGCCGCGACCAGCGGCCTGGACACCCGGACACACGCGCAGAAGACGCTCGAAGCCATCGAAGCCTGGCTTGAAAACGGCAATGTTACCGCCGCCGAATACCATATAGGCGACCGACAAATCAAGGCCATCTCGATCACCGATCTGCTGATTCTGCGCGATCGCTACCGCCGGGAAGTGCAAGCCAGCGCCGGCGCGCCGAGATCCGGCCGCGTTTACCTGAGATTCTGACCCATGCCCAAATCCCCGGGATTTGCCGCCCGCCTGGGCGCCGCGTTGCGCCGCGTCCTCCTCCCCGCGCAAGCACGCGGCTTTGCCGCCGCCAGACTCAACCGGCTGACCGATAGCTGGCGCCTGACCGCCGAAAAAATCGACGACGAAATCAAAAACGACCTCGACGCGTTGCGCGCCCGCTCGCGCACGCTTGAATTCGATAACGACTTTTTGCGCCGCTACCTCGACCTGGTCGAGACCAACCTGATCGGCGAAAGCGCCCCGCGCCTGATTTCCCTGGCCGACAACGCCCCCGGCCAGCCCGACACCGGCGCCCGCTCGGCCATCGTCAAAAGCTGGCTCGAATGGGGCAAGCCTGGACGCTGTGAAGTCTCCGGCAGCTACTCCTTCACCAGCCTCTGCCAAGCCATCGTGCGCGGCACCGCGCGCGACGGGGAATGCCTGGTGCTCCCAAAGTATGGCGCCGCAGCCGGCAACCAGTGGGGTTTTGCCCTGCAGCTCCTCGACGTCGACCGCCTGGCCACCTGGAAAAACCAGACCCGAACCGCCGCACAAAACGCGATTGTCGCCGGCGTCGAGCTCAACGAATTCGGCAAGCCGATTGCCTACCACTTCAACACCGGCCCCCTGACGGCTGTTCATGCCCGCTCCGCCACCCGGGTTGACGCAGACGCCGTGCTCCATCGCTTTGTCGCCCAGCGCCCGGAACAGCGCCGCGGCGTTCCATGGGGCCATGCCGCCATGCTCTCGATCTACTACGCCGGAGAATTCGCCGTCAGCGCCTTGATCGCAGCCAAGCACGGCGCTGACCACCTGGGATTTTTCGTCAGCCCGGACGGCAGCGCCCCGCCGCTGGGGTCGGAGAGCGAAGACGAGCCCGGCGCCCGCATCGCCAGCAGCGCCCCCGGCACCTGGGACACCCTCCCGGTCGGCTACGACCTGCGCAGCGTCGACAGCAAATACCCCAACGAAGTCTTTGGCCCCTTCCTCAAGTCCGCGTATCAACGGATGGCCAGCGGCCTCCCCGGCGCCAGCTATCCCGAGCTGTGCAACGATTACGAGGCCGTCAATTTTTCATCGATCCGCGCGGCCATCCTCTCCTCGCGTGACGAGTGGCGGAAAAGGCAACGGTGGTTCGAAGATGCCTGGCTTGAACCAATTTTTGCCGACTGGCTGCGCTTCGCCCTCGCCAACCGGGTGATCTTGCTCGATAACGGCTCCCCCCTCCCGATCGCCAAAGCCGAAAAATTCGCCGCGCATGCCTGGCAGTTCCGAGGCTGGGCCTGGGTCGATCCCCTCAAGGATATGCAAGCCGCGCGCGAAGCGCTGGATTTGCGCATCACCTCGCGCACGCGCCTGGCCCGAGAAGCCGGCAACGAAATCGAGGACATCTTCGACGAGCAGCAAATCGAAGAGACCCTGGCCGCGAAATACGGGATTGACCTCACGCTCGGAACGCCCAAACCCCCCCCCGCGCAGAGCGTGGAAGAAACGCCGGCATGATTCCTGTCACCTGCTCCGCCTTATCCAGGCGACAAGCCCCGCGTAAAAAGCGCCCATGGAGGATTTCATGAGCCCATTCCATTCCGAGAGGTAAACCATGACTATTATCCTGTCAAAGCCCATTCTCTACGGAGGTATCCAGCTCGAAGAGGGATCCCAACAGAGTTTCCCGAAAGACATCGAATCCGACCTGGTAACCCGGAAATCCGCCGTTTATGTTGTCGAACCGAGTATTTCAACGTCATCGCCCGTCACCTCATACACGGATTCGACCGGCGTTTCCAGACTGTCGACCGGAAATTTCGTGCAGCCCGACATCGAGCCGAAGGCGGCTTTGTCAAGCACCGTTTTCATGTTTCGAAACCCAGTGACACAGGTCACCAGCCTGATTTCAGATCAGCGAGAAATCTACATCCCTACCGAGAAATCAGGCGTTTATCTGGGGGCGTTTTTCGGAAAACGCATCAAAACGCACACATCGGAAACGCTGACCGATCTCGGACTATTCCGTGCCGGGCTGCATACCTGGCACGGCAGCCTGACCAAATCGGGAACCTGGACGAACAGCCCAACCGGGGTTTCCACCGGGGCATTCCAGGCAACCGGGGCAATCTACTCGCAAACGGCTGGCGATACCTGCTCCGGGGCAGTGACCGGGACCGCTGTAGGCATCAGACTCTTCCTGACCAGTAACGGAGGGTACGCCATCGTCGCCATCGACGGCGACTATACGCTGGCCAAGAAACTGTCGATTTTCAACAAAGCGGACTATGACGCGGGCAGGTGCCGGGCAACCGACATCGGCAAGCGGTACTACTCTTCCTATTCCTCTGCGCCAACAAGCGACCTGATCTGTCTCGCCGACGATCTGTCTGCCGGGACCCATACCATCACGGTCGAGGCCACCGGAACCAAACCCTCCGCATCTTCCGGCACCCGTGCATGGGTGGAAGGTTTTGCGGGCTGCAATGGAGAAACGCTGGGCAACGCCAACGTCTACGCCGTCCCCGTGCAGTGGATCTATCACGATTTGCTGGCGTGGTCTGCGTTCGATATCGTCGCTCAATGGGCGCCCAGCGGATCCTCGGATTATCAGTTCCTCGGCAATATTCACGGCGACAACACCCAGTCTAAAGAGGTCACGACCTCATTAAGCTGGACCGTCGGAGCGACCGACAAGACCTCATTGGCCGCCGGCACCTGGGCATCCGGACAAATCATCCGATGCGATCACGTATCCACCCTGGCCCACAAAGTCAACACCGCCTCGACGGTGGCCACAAAAACCCGACACTGGACCATGGCGCCCTCGCGAAAGCTTCCCATCATGTGCGATTGCGGAATTTCATGGGCGACCGCGGGCGCAGTGAACATCGAATATCCGGTCATGCTGCCCGTTGGCGAAGTCATCGGATGTGCGGAAGGGATGAAACAAGATGCTTTTGCCGCCGTATCAATTGGGCACCTGGATATTCCCATTCCCTACGCGCACGACAATGCAATCACCTATATCGCGACCGATACCTGCAGAATCGTCGCGACCGGAAGAAAGGTCAAGGCATGGGCCGAGCTGAAAGCAGAAATTCCATATCGTGGTGGGCTATGTGCCTCCTACCAAGGAGCACTACAGGACAGAAACACCAAGGACAAGAAGTTCTACGCCATTTCAGCGTTTGGCCCCACTCCGTATGCCTCCGGAGATGCCCAGCGCTTCGTCATGGGTTGGGGCGCAAAATTGATGTAAATGGAGTTGTCGCTTAACACGCCTTATTGAGGTGACAATCCCCGCGTAAAAAGCGAGTCACGGAGGATTTCATGAGCCCCTTTTCTCTTTCCCGACAGACCACCCTGCAGCGCGCCGCATCGTCGGCCGACGCCCCGCCGCCTGAACCCGGCGCCGACCTCGTCATTTCCATCGCTTTCGCCAGCGATCTGCCTTACGAGCGCTGGTGGGGAATCGAAATCCTCGACTGCTCCCCTGAAGCCGTCCGCCTCGACCGCCTCAACGATGGCGCCGCCATTCTGTTCAATCACAACTGGAACGACCTGCGCGGCCACCACGTACCCCGATCCGTCGTCGCCGACGGCCACGTCGTGCGCGGCGACGCGATCATCTCCTGGACGTGTGACGACGGCAGAACCATTGCCCTGATCACCAAAAACCATCTGACGAAAGCCAGCGTCGGCTACGAGGTCCATGCCGTGATCGAGCAGACCACCGGCAAAAACGGCGAACAAATTTCAAGAAATCTCGACGGTCGCCTGTTTGGCCGGGTGCTCGAACGCTGTCAGCGAGAGAGTCCCGGCGATCTGGCTGCCTTCCGGCGCGCGCTCGACCACGCCGCCGGGCCCCTCGAACGGGCCGCGGACGCTCCAGCAACCTATCGCGTCATCGACTGGGAGCCCCTGGAAAACTCGCTTGTGACCGTGCCCGCCGACGCCAGTGTCGGCGTCGGGCGCATGGCCGACCGCGACACCGCAGATCCCCCAAGCCACGCCGGCGCCGCCGGCTCCCATCCTTCCCCCGGAGAAAAAC